GTCAAGGCAGCTTTTTCATTGGAAGAGAACTACGGGCAGTCAGTCTTAGCGACTCAAGCAGATTTCAATGCGATCATGGGACCTTACAGTAAGATGTTCCTCAGAAACGTTAAAGCGACGACTAGAGAGGGGGTAATCTTTGATTCTGGTTACACTGACTCTGAGGTCGCGGAGATTTGCAAACGTCTGGGCGTGTTGAGGCAGTTGCTCGAAGGGAATTACCAGGCAGATGTCAAGAAGCAGGACACAAGTCACACTCCAGTGACACTGCGTGTGTTTTGTTTGTTCCTGGTCGATTTGGGCGTCCCTAAGTACATTGCTGATCTCTACGAGCTTCACTCGGCAAAGTTTGGTTACAAGTCGTTGAAGTCAGGTTTGTATCGAGGTGAAGCGAGGTACAATCTTGGTTCTGGCGATCCTTTCACTTTGATTCGGAACATCTTCGAGGTCGCAACCGTCTTGGCTGAGCGCTATGCTGTTTCTTGGTTAAAACTTTTCTTCTGGATCATCAAGGGAGACGACACTCTTTCCACCATGTTGTTCCCAAAGTGGAGGAATGGCGCACCGATCGACGAGATTCGCAGTACCGGCTTGACGGAAAATCACGTTGAAGATGACCCGAGACCACCGTATCATGCTGGACGTTTCTTCTTGTCCGACGGCGTTTACCCTGATCCCATTCGCATGGTTTGTAAGATTTTGGCTGGGCAGACAGACAACAAGGACCGTGCAAGAGAGTTGGTGCAGTCCTTCAACGATCGTTATCAACGCATTCCAGTCTCTCTTTATGACGAGTTTCTCACTGCATGTTGTCAGATGTATAGAGATTTTTCGGAGACCCAAGTACGAGCCATTTTTCAATTATATCTCTGTTTCTCAGATCGCAAGTTCCTCTTGGAAACACTTCACATCGAAATCAATGAAGAGACTGTGTTGACACGCATTGATTCAGCGGAGAGTTGTGCGGAATTTGCAGTGTCTTTCTTCATTCATGACGACGAAAAGATCAAGCAATTTGAGAATCTTACTGGGGCTGAGTTGTCAATATTGGCTCGTGGCTACGGTATACCAACCTTTGCAGTGCCAAATGTCGGGGGCTTCAACAAGCCCGGCATTTGGTTCAGTGCGATGCATTGCTGGGCGGTTTTGCCTCTGTGGCAGGTTAACCACGAAATCGAGAAGTCATCATCTCAATATGTCAGGAACTTACGTCAAGGATCTGGAGCATACGCTAGTTATCAGGACTTCGGAGTGGAGGAGGTCTCACAATCTGGCATCATCGGCCGCGGTGACCACGCTCAAAGACTTCTACACAAGCATCGTGCTAAAGTCGGTCGAGTACGAAGTGTCTCAGGTATCCTTACTGGGCACGGAGGTCGGCAACATCAAGTCCGGGACGGCGTATTATGCGCTGATCCCCTCTAAGAAGGACACAGATGTAGGTAGCGGGACTGATCGGGCGACCGTTCAGAAAGTCATGAACAAGCATATGTTCCCGTTGTCGAGAGAGGAGCAAGGTGTGCGCAATGGCACCTTCAAGATCGAGGGATACGAATTGGATTTGGCGTTGGATGCTAGGCGAGGAGCCCATCCAGTGTTGTGGTTAGGAAACACTACCTCAACTGCTAAGTCTGGAGACCCGGAGGTGATCGCGATCACTATTCGCTTTCAGGTCGAGTGCTCAGGTGTGAGTCCGTTGTGGTGATCCGGCAAGTTACTATTTTCTTTTGTCGAAACGTTG